ATCACCAGCAGGGACCGTCAATCGGCCTGCAATAAAGTCCTTAAATTGATTTGAGTCAAAGACATGTAGTAGCAGCCCAAAAAACTTATCGATCTTAGACACGCTATACCTGGATCTCATCGGTCTTGACGAGCCTTTTGTCGGCAAACATATATCCTGGTGCATAGCACAAAACTGATATACTTCATCGGCATTATAACCAGAGTCAATACAGGCCAGGTTAATATTAAAAACCTCACCCAGGGTTGACGGGTAAGGTCTGTAGATAATATTTTCAATTTCGGCCCATGTCTCCACACGACCATAATCAACCAACCAAGAAGTTAATTTCGGCCCCCATGCTCGTACGCCCCACCAAAAGTGATTAAGCTGCACGTCAACGCCAAGGGTGAGCAGCTGAGCTTTCTCGAACACTTGGCCCTGTTCATACGGTAAACGCTTAGCTAAAACAATATCAGATTTAACCCTACTGCCCTTTTCTTCCCACGGCTCAGCCAGCCAGGAGTTGACGAAGTTCATAAGATCGGCTGGATTGTTCTTTGATTCCAGGAACTCTCTGGCAACTCTCCCAAATGTAACAAAAGGACTGTATATGGAATTGAGATGATAAGCAACTGTTCTGATTCGTCCTATTGGCTTGTTTTCCGGCAGCCACTCGCCAAGCCTAAGCATAGCCTGCTTGTGATTGTCATGAATCTTGCCACCACAGTGCGCGCATTCATACCAAGCCACATCTTCGACTAATTTGGCATTATCTTTGATTTCTTCAGGCCACTTAACTCCGCCGCGCTGTCCTTTTTTTGCAGGACGAAAAACAAAGGGTTGCATGACTTTACAGTGAGGACAAGGAACTTGATACTTTAGCCGGACATCGGCAGCCAAATAAGCTGGCCAGATGTTTTTATTTTTTGTAACCGGTGTAGAAGCGTCTACTATTTTTTTATTATGGGGGAATGCCTTGGTTCGTTCTTCAGTAAGCTTCATAGGGCTAGCTTCATCGCCGGACCATTTTAAGTATTTGTCTATTTCATCGCGAAATAGATAGCGAACCGGTCGGGAAGATGATTGGCTAACAGAATTAGCACTCAAAATTGCTATAAACATATCAGTAAAATCAAGTTCTAATGCCTTACTGCGTGTGTTAAATTTATCCGCAATGGATTCTGTTGATAAAATCATCGGTTGAATACGCCTATTGCTTGAAAACTCCCCCGTCTTTTCTTCCGGATAGACTACTGCTGCAGGTCCAGGATCTTGGTCAATAACATAACCAATCATGTTATTAATGCATTCGGTTTTTCCTGATTGCGCACCCCAGACTAAAATAATGCGTTCTATCTCTTTATCGGTAAAGGCATCCATTGGCCCTCGAGTGTAGGGCGTGAACTCGGTTCGCCAGGGACCAGACTTAGAGCTGATCAAATCCAGCACTCGATTTTTATCTGCCCACTGCGATACAGTAATTCGCTCTGGCGGTTTAATTGCTTGCCTTAACGCCAGAGGGAATTCAATTGACTTATTTTTTCTTTGTTTTTTTGGCTTTACGGTAGCGGCTTGTGCTGGAGAGTTGTTCAAGGAGGTCATAGACGGCATCAGTCAGCACTTTCTCTACCGACCGCATATCGAGATGAGCAAGCTCTGGCGCCATGGTACGGGACCATAACAGCATATTTGTTTTTAACTGGTTTCCGATTACTGACCATTGCCTGTCCACCTCCTCCTTAGAAACATATTGCCCTTTTAATACAGCTAGTGATATTTCTTCTTTTTCGGCCTTTCGTTCCCGGTAATCCGCATCAGCTTTAAGCTTACGTGCTTCATTACTTATCGGTTCGTTGTTGCCGCCAGCACCGTGACCCAGCCAATCATTTAGTTTTTTTATATCCCAGCTCCCCCGGCTCTCCTTTGGCGCCCCTTTCTTTGACCAGGCTGACAAAGTCTCGCGGGTTATCCCGAAAAATACGCAAGTATCAGAAGTGCTATAAACAAAGGAGGCATCAAGGTGTTCAGGCTTTTTACTCTGCTTCTTTTGGACTGCCATAACTACCCCCAAATGTCAGAATGTCAGGTGAATTTTTTTGTTTTTTCAGAGGCAAAAGTCGGGGCTCGCAAGACCCGTAAGGCGGCTACCCCCTGCAAAGTACCTTAATTTTCCAGCAAGGCCAGGGATATTCACCGTTTCCTCTTCATCCGCCTGTTGCTTCGCTCACATATCCCTACGCCTGGCCGCATCAACTCCCGATAGTCCGGCTCACGCGCTCGCTTCCGGTAGGTGGCACAACGCCGATCAATGTAGTAGACGTTAGCTGCCTTGCATTGCTGGTTGTCGTAGTGTCGGCAGGTTGTATTGTTACAGAAGATCATGGCGTGGTCACCTCCTGCGTGCATTAATAATATATAAACCGACAAGGGCAAGCCGATTTATTCTATAATTCGTTCTACCTTCTGATAATCGATTTCTATTTCTTCAATCTCTTCTGACGTTAAATCTACCTCTGCCCCTGGAATTACTTCCTCTTGCCAATCGCCTAGAACATCCCTAATTAAATGTGCAGAGTCCCTTGCAATGTTCGATATTACGTCATCGGTTAATCGTTTTGCCGCTCCTAGCCTTGGCCCCGGTTCTAATTGCGACTCTAAAACATTAAATACCCTGGCTTTCCCTTGATTAAAAATAATACTGGCTACTTCTGTAGCCAGCCACTTAGCATCAATTATCGCTTTGCCTTCTTGATCTTGTTCCGCTTTATACATACTATCATCCTCGCTTTACTTTTCTTTGCCCTTGCCTGTTTATTGACATAAGAAAAACCGCCCTATTCGGACGGCTTAACTCTGGCTAATATGTCTGATTTCCAAAACAATCTTTCTTTCTCCAAGCTCTTAAACGGCTTTAGTTTCCCTTCTTTAACCAGCTTGTAAATATACTGTCGGCTACAATTCAGTAAATGTGAAGCTTCTGCAGTGTTAATTAGCTCGGCAGATAAAAAATTTTCCAACTCCTCACGATTGGCAAAATTATACATTCATTTTCCTCCAGATATTATAAGCCGTAAGAACAAGAGCCACAAAAGTTAACCATACGCCAATAATCTGCAGTACAGTTAGGCTATTCCAATTAAGAGTATTTAGCCATAGGCCGGAACAGATGATAAACAGGATTTCGATTAAATATTTTTGCATATTTCGCGGTGACCGTGTTATAATAGATTTAAGGGATGGGGAGGTTTCCCTCCCCGGTTTGGCTCAGCGCTTTCGGCGGTTGCGACGTCGAGAGCGCTTTTTGGTTTTTCTTTCCCGAATTACTAGTATTGCTACCAGTATATTCAGGATTGCTACTACGATTTGTAAGATATCCCTTATCTCTGTTAGGCCCACCGCATCACCTCCTTCTGATATTATTATATCAAATTAGTTTACCCATGTCAACCCCTAGTTTCATATATTTGCATTTTTTTATTCCGCTTTTGGACATAAAGAAAGACCGCCGTAATCAGGCGGTCGTATTATGTAAACTCATGTGCGTTAGTACCAATTAAATTCAATATAACCGATTGTCAAATATTTGTCAACCATTAAACAACTGAGAATCTAATACAGATACGCTTTTCTTCTTCATTCTCTCTTTTCCTGATTTACCGTTCTTACTACTCCCGCCTTGTACTTTAACCCCTTCCTGCAGGCTACAAGACCGGTATTCAGTAATTTTTTGTTGGGCGTTCCACCTATCCACAAATGTACCTTCTCTGTCAGGCCAGCTCTCATTGCCGCATTCTCGGCAGTAAAAGTACCCCTTCCCGTACTTGCATAGGGACAATATTCCCGGTTGTTAGGCACACATTACAAATTATCTGCTTCGACACGGCTATGCTCCTTCCTTAACTTTATCTATTCTCGCTTTCAGCGATTGCATTAACGCTTCCTGCCCTGTGTCTTTCCGCTCTAATGCTTCTATGGCGTCCTCATCCCTAGTCCCCTCGGCCACCAGTCGTAGAATAACAATGCTGTGCTTCTGCCCCTGCCGGTACACTCTAGCATTCGCCTGCTGATCT